ATGTATTCTCCAACAACGGGAACTGCAACAGCCATAGCAATAGCCAATTGAATCTCTGGATGTGCCCCTACATAGTTGACCGCCTTCTCTACAGGTTGAAACACGGTAGTCAGGTTTTTGCTGGTGTCTTCCACCACGGCACTCAAATTTTTGCTGGTGTCTTCTACGCCAGCGGTAACGGCTTTTTCTATAGGCTGCGTTATCTGTGTAAATGCGTTGCTGATGTCGCCAAAAATGCCACCGCCGCCGCCTCCACCAGTTCCTTGCGGAAACGGGTTCAACGGGTCTGTACCAATTAACCCTGTTAGCGCACGGCCTCCTACGTCAACAACACCTTGACCAAAGTCCTCAACCACTTTTGTCGCGCCACCCATATCAAACTCCTATCTCAATAGCAAACTCACGCGCACCAGTAGCACTAGGTTTCTGCTGGACACGGTACTTGATGCCAGCTTGGTCTAGCACTTTTGTCATCATGGGATTTGTAACCACTGATGTGGCTTTGGTGAACCCTGCTGCTTTCATGCCCTCATACAGCTTTTTGATGTTGCCAACCAACTCACGTGGGCTGTCAATAGTGGCAATGTGGACATTAGCCGTTCCATTCTTTCTCACGCTTAACAACAGCAATGTATTGCCTGCACGAAGAATGCGAAGCATGTTGTTGCCAAGATGCTTCTGTAGCTCTTGATACGTTTGGTTGAAGTCGCCACCAGACCGTTGTATGTCTTGCTGGAGAATCTCTTGTACTGTTGCCATCACACCCCCAGTGCAGATGCTATTTGTTGATGAATGGTGAGGTGAACACCCAGCCAATCGTAGAAGTCATCTTCGACATTCCAATCTGCGTCTAGCAACTGAAAAGGGTTGTCCAGAACCAGGATGGATGCCAGTGATTGATGCTCTTGGTTGTGTACAAATAGCCAATCATCCAGGTTTGCTGGGTCAGCATCTGTCACAGGGTACTTGGGATACAGAATGTTGTTGTCGGCAAGAATCTGGTGGAAGAGTCTGTGCTGCACGCCATTTTCAAACAAGAACTGTCCCAGGCCGTCTTTGTCGCCAAACCGCACGTAGGACAAGTCATTCATGTTCATGGCTTTTTCCTAAACACTTCATCCCGCATCAGCACGTAGGTGCGGAATATGGTGAAGAAAAGAGTCGCCCACAACACCGCATCTGACAAGGTGAAGTGCCCCAGAATAGTCCCCACCCAAATAATGATGAGGTCTGTAAAAGATGCGTTTCCTGTGTCTTGTTCCATATCAGACTGCGTAGTAAGGAATCTTCTTGTTGGTTCCAGAAATTTGTACCGTGATGTAGCCTTCCGGCACTAGCGGCAGGCTGGACGTTACGAATGTTGCAGTAGCTGAGTTGGCACTGGTGAAGTTAGTCCCACCCAACGTAGCCAGCGTGGTAACAGAGATGGTGGTGAAGTTGCCAGTGTCGCCGCCGTCCACTTTCTGCCAGACAGACCCGTTGAACACAGCCCAATCACCCACACCCCACAGCGTAGTGCCGTCAAGGTTGGTGCTTCCAGCAACAGACACGACATAGTAGTAACCCTTAGTTCCAACGCTGGAGGTCAGCGTAGGGTTGTTGGTGCTTGCATTCCATGTGCCCTGATAAACAAGAGCGCCTGTTACGCCGGATTGGGTTACTGTTTTCAACATGATTAGAGTCCGTCCCCAGGCGTGATGTACACCGCAGCCGTGCTGCTAGATGTGATGCCAGTGAAGTAAGCGTTAGGCACAAACGTCAGAATCTCATCTGTACCAGCCAACAGCGGGTAAGCAGGGCCAGTGGCGGTCACCACCGTGGCGTTGTTAGCAGCATCAGTAGAGGCTGTGCCGTAGCCCAAAAACACTGTCACGCTACCGCTGTTGATGATGCGGTACTGGTTGCCTCCGAGCGTAGTAGACAACGCTTGCACGGGCGTAGGCGCAGTCACAGCAGCCGTGAAGGCCACTGTGTTACCCGTCTTTGTAAATGCGTTGGTACTCATGTTAATTACTCCGATTGTTGTTGTGCGGCTAATGCTGCTTGATAAGCCGCAATAACTTTATCAGTCCATGCAATGTGGCAGATTGCCACAACATTGTTGGGAATGCCCGCTAGGTCTTGACCTGGTGTCAAGCTGTTTCGGTGATAGGTTTTGCTTAGTTCGTTGTTATCTTCCATTACGCAAGTTGCTTCACGGTAAAGAACAATACCGTTTTCTGCCACGGTAATTTGGTCAACAGTTGTGGTTTTAGTTGAAGACATTCAAATTTCCTTTTACGTTGAAGTGTTGTAAGTACCTGAGAAGACCCATTTGTATCCATCTGCAATTACAGTTACTCCGTTGGCTCCAAGATAGTCTTGCAGGCCCGCAGTTGTAGTTCCAGCACTAATAAAAAATTGCCCCATTTTTCCAGTTGCCGCATCTTCTCTAGCAACAAACACTTGTCTAGGAGTTCCAGAAAGGCTTACCGCTGTAAAAGGAAAATTTGTAATGGATGCAGCCGTAGCAGCACTTACGCTACTAAAAGAAATGTACCCATTAACAAAACATGTTTTCCCAATTTTTATATACGCAGCAGCACTAGCTACTGTTGCTGAACCACTAGAAAAAGTTACCGTAGGAGTCCAAGTTCCTTCTTCATAATCATCCAGCGTATTAGCATCAGATGACCCTGATTGAGTTGCAGGAAAAGAAATGCCCGCACCAGAAGTGGCTGGTGTTGTTGCGCCAACTCCTAGTGTGTTTGTTACTTGAACGCCCTGTACCGTATTAACCAGCATGGCTTGTGTGCCATTGGTAGAAACAGTAATTGCGCCGCCAGATGTGGCTATAGACACATTAGATGTGCCATTAGCCAACGAACTAACTGTCGAGTTAACCAGCGTCATGTTGTTGAGGGTTGTGACGGTGTTTCCGAGTTGGATAGCCGTGTTTCCTAGCGTGATGGTGGTTGCAAAGTTGCTGTCCAGATTGGATAGCGGAATAGCCGCTGTAGACGTACCAAAGGTATAGGGAACTGCCATTTAGAACCTCACTCTCAATTCATGTTCAAACTCAAACGTGTTGTACACAAAACCAGCACTATTACTGGTGATGGTTAAACCCAGGTACTTGCCGTACTGCTGCGCGTCACTCTTGTACAAGGCGTACCCGTTGGAAGTCAGCCAAGCAATAGTGACATTGCTGTTGTTCTTCCAGGTTATGGTGGTAAAGCTATTGTTATACCAAGTGACTGTGTTGTCTAGTGTGTAAATAGGACTAGAACCAGCCTCGCTGTCTACGGTGACGTTGATGGTGGAGGCATTGTTAAGAGTGGCCTCAATGCCAAATTTCAGCGCCTGTTTGGTGCGAATGCTGTCGCCCATAGGCATCAAAGCGGTGCGGATTGTGCTGGCAACATTACCTGTGGTGTTGCCGTACAGTTTGTACAGGTCAGTTCCTGTGGTTCCGTAAAGGTTAATCACCCCACTAAACGGGACAGAGGTGATGTATGTCAACGCACCCTGGCTGGTGACGAACCATTTCTTCTCAAAGAACACCGCCTGGATGGGCCGCGAGGTAGACAGGGGGTCGTTGTAGGTAAAAGAGAACGCCGCGCACAGAATGCTATTGAGTAGGACTTGCCCGCCCGTGACGGGCTTAGTGAAGTCAATGTACGGGAAGATGCCGTCCAGTTGGTCGGAAATTTTGCTGGTGGTGGAGCCGACCAGGGCGTACATGCCGTAGTCGTTCATAAACAGGACAGAGCGGAAATAAGGAAAGATGCCGTACACCCGCTTAGTACCAATACTGGCGCTGACGTTGGTGTTGGTAAACAGGGTTATGCCCGTGCTGGACACCCGCAAGTCAGAGAAGACGTTGATGCTGTCATCACCAAACACGTACAGAAAGTTGTTGGCAGACAGCAAAGCCTGTATGTTGCCGTGCAGCGTGGAGTCTGTGATGGTGAAAGAACCCGCAGACACAGATGTGAAGTCGCTGACGCTGGTGGCAGATGAGTAGTACACCGTTCTTCCAGCAGCCACCCACGCTCTGCCGGAGAAAGTGGCTACGTCCACAATTTTGTCCACATTGACAAAAGCTGTGGCAGTTGCACCTGTACCTGGTGTTCCGCTGCTGTCGGTGATGACCACCGCCACGTTAGAAGAGGCGGTATACCCCGCCCCTGCATCGGTCATAATAATTGAAATAATTTGCCCCCCAGCCGCAATGGCTCTGCCTACAGCCCGTGTTGTCCAGCCAGTGCCGTCACCAATAACCACTGTGACGTTGGAAGAGTTGGTATACCCAGTGCCAAAGGTGTTCATCACTACAGACACCGTGCCTGTCTTAAACGTGACTAGAGAAGCCACCGCCAAGGCAGTGGTAGTGGCTCCACCGCCGCTAATGGTGACTGTGGGCGCAGACGTATAACCCTGACCGCCGTTAGTAAGCGTAATGGCAGTTACAGAGCCACTACTAATAGTAACTGTAGCCGTTGCTTGTACATTGCCGCCTGTTTCCTGCGGGGCAGAAATGGTGATGCTGGGAGTGCTGGTAAAGCCTGCGCCTGCTCTTGTGATGCCAATAGCGCCCACAGAACCAATGCTGGACAAATTGCCACCATCCCAAGAAAACAAACCTTTATCGGGGTCTCCAATGATGACGCGCTGGTTCTTGTACTGAGCAGCAGTTACGCCAGATGAAGAGAATGTGCTAGCAGATGCAATACTGCTAACGGTAGAGTTTGTGACGTTAAAATATTGCGCCGCTCCATTGGATTCAAACGCAACAACATAGTCGCTGACATCAATGTTGGCAGAAGTGAGCGTGGTGATTGTGTTGCCAAACGCAACAGCAGCATTGCCAGAGTCTCTGACAGTTGACTGCGCGGGAACAACCTTGATGTTGCCAGCCCCGATGGGCATGGCGTTCTCTATCCAGGCAAATTCATCCTCTTTGATAGCCGTTCTATTGGCTTTGGTGTTAAGAGTGGTGAAATTCTTAACAACAGCATAAGACTTCTTTTGCTCTGCTGCTGCCATGATTAGTACGGGCTAGAGTAGGGGTCTGGGATGCGGCGCGTGAAGACAGAGTTCTGGACAGCATTGACATGCTTCATGTACTCTTGCTTGTAAATTTCCGCTTCACCATAGCTCTGCTCTTTGTACTTGGCCTTGTAGGCTGCGTAGAAGGCCACAGGCGAGGTGTACGGGGACACAATGACATCAACAGTGCTTGGAGAGGCTGTAGACAGTGCTGTAGGCAAGATGACCGTATCTATCTCGATGTAATAGCTTTGGTCTGGCACAGGCGCTATGTATATCTGCCCCTGACCATAGGTGGAGAAGCAAA